TTTCTAAAAAAGGTCGGAAAGCATTATTAAAAGAAAAAGTAGATGAATCAATAGAGGAAATGGAATTTGATCCAATGGGTGGTGTACTTGGGAGTGGTTCAAGTGGATCAGGATCTGTATTAGATCAATTAGATGAATATAGAAAAAGAAAAGGAAAATTTGAAAGAGATGAAAGAAGAAAGGATATGTTGGATACACAGTTAAATTACATGGCTACAGAGCCTTTGAGACAGGCATTTGCTAACAAAGCTGCAGAAGCTGCTGCACAGAGAGGATTGAGAATCAGAGCTGCAAAAGAAGGAATGCCATCTAATATTCAAAATATAATGTTATCAAAACAAGCTCAGGCTGCTACAGCTTCCTCTGCTGAAGCGGAGAGGGCTAGGGCTGCAGCTGATCAACAAGATGCTGCGTCCAGATTTGCAAGCCTTGGCATGCAACGTCGATTTGGCTAACTTAAACTAAAAGAGTATTGAGAGGTAAACCATCATGATGGGAGGAGGGTCACCGCCACCACCACAAATAATATATCCACCAGCTGCTCCACCACCAGCTCCTACTACGCAGGTCCCTACTCAGGCTCTTGCTAGTCAGTCAGCTTTAAACGAAGTGAGTGGAAAGCAACAAAGGTTGAATATGGAACTTGGTGCTCAGTTAGATAGGACTAATGCAGATTTCTTTGCTGGTCAGGATATTAGACGTGGACAAGCTTCTGCTGCCGAACAACGTCTAACTATAGATAAAGCAGGGGAAGATGCTCGTGCGACTCAAAGAGTTGTTGGTCAAGAGCGTCGTGCTGAAATAGGTGAAACTGGTCTTCAGTATAGAAAAGGATTAGAGACTGCAGGTGAACAGGATAGAGCATTAACAAGAGAGACAGGTACAGAACAAAGAAAGACAATAGGAACTACAGGTAAAGAAACAAGAACAACAGACTTGCAGAAAGAGATGTTTAGACGCTATAAAGAGAATAGGGACTTCGAACAAGCACAAAGCCAATATAGAACATGAAGAAATGGATTCAGACTTTATCTAACAAAGATCGCGAATCCTTTCTTGAATTTTGTAAAAAAGCATCTTCTCCAATACAGATGTATTTATTTGCCCGTTTTTTAGGGTTCCAAGGGACGGTAGTGGAATGTAATGAATGGTCTATAAAAGAATTTAAAAAACGTGATTTTTCTCAAGTTTTAGAATCTGAGATAGACAACATGAGAGTTGATATAGGGAAGTTACGTGATGCGATTGATATGGGAATTGTTAAACAAGATATGGGTGCAGCAAGAATAGCAATGCTCCAAAAAGAATTACGTGGAGCTATAAAACAAATTGAAGATAAAAAGATTTTACAAGATAAACAGGGTTTAATTCTTGCAGGTGCAGATAGAGCATTACGTGAGATGTTATCAATCTTTAGAGATGACCCAATTGAAGGACCATTACAGGAAGCATCAATGGGAGTTTGGACAAAAATATTACAAGAGGAATCTTAAGCAAAAGTACGCTATGCTACGTTCATGGCAGGAACGAGTATTTATAGCGTCTATAGACGTACAGCTAGAGCAGCTGCAAAACAACAAGTAGTTAAAAAAACTTCCAATATTGATGTCGAAAGAGCTAGAAAAGATTTTGCCTATTTTTGCGATGTTGTAGGGGGAAAACCTCCAGCTGAGCATCACCTTGAATGGCACAAGTATTTATGTACAGGAGATGATAGTGAATGTCTTAAAAGTATTGCTGGTCCTAATATTGACATTCTTGCTCCTAGAGGATCTGCTAAATCTACCGTATTAGGTTTATATACAGCATGGGCTATTGGCATACATGCTTTAAACAAAATGCCTTTAAAAATTTTATATATTTCTTATACAGTTGATGTAGCTAGACCAAAGAGTGCAGCAATAAAAAGAATTATAGAAGATAGTAAAATTTACAAAGAAATCTTTCCTACAGTGAAAATTGCTAAGGGAATAAATTCAAATGAATATTGGAGTATAGATTGGAAATTTGCAGGAATAAAATCCACTGGTGAAGAAGAATTCAGTGTATGTTGTGCAGGACTAAAAGGTGCTGTTACTTCAAAAAGATCTCATCTCTGCATAATTGATGACGCAATAAAAAGTGCAGATGATATTAAAAATAAAGATATTCGTCAGGCGATGGAAGATAATTGGAATGCTGTTATTGTTCCAACTATGTTTGAAGGTGCAAGAGCTATTTGTTTAGGAACTAGATTCAGACATGATGATATTCACAGTACAACTTTCTTACCTGCTAGTGGATGGAAACAAATAGTACAATCTGCAATTACAGTAGATAAAGAAGGAGAAGAGATATCATACTGGCCTGACATGTGGTCTTTAGAGTATTTAGGTCAGAGAAGAAGAATAGCTCCAATGGCATTTAGTTTTCAATATCAAAACCAAGTTGTTCAAACTAGTGAATTATCTTTGTCTCCAGACTTAATTGTTAAAGGAACAATAGCCACAGATTTTGATGCTTTAGGAGTCGGGGTTGATTTATCTGCAGGAATCAGAGAAAGGAATGATTACACAGTTTTTGTTATGGGTGGAAGAGTAAAAGATAAGATTCATATTATTGATTGTAAAAGAGTTAGGGTGATGGGAAATTTAGAGAAATTAGAACTTTTAATGGAGATGATGGAAGAGTGGGGAGTAATTATGAAAGATGGTAAAAATTATTTTCCTACAGGAACTTCTTTACATGTGTGGTCTGAAGCTGTTGCGTATCAGGCATCTTTAGAAGCAGACTTTAAAAGAATATGTCAAACCGAACAAGGTCTATATAATTTAATTTGGCATCCAGTAAAAGGATTCCGTGGTGACAAAGTTGCAAGATTCCGAGGTATAATGGGGCTTTTCGAGCAAAGAAAAATTACTTTTAACAAGTATAGAAAGTTTGGAGCATTGACTGATGAGATAGTAAATTTCGGGGTTAGCTCACATGACGATTGCGTAGACGCTCTAGTTTGGCTATGTAATGGGTTAATGACTCGTGGAAAACTTGAGTTAGAGTATTGACCAATTAAACTATTAGTATTAACAATGCCAGAACCAACTTTTTACAAACTTGAACTTGAGCAGGACGCTTATGGTTCAGCAGTAATTTCATTCCCTGACGAGCTATGTCACGACATGGCACTTCAACCGAATGAAAGATTTGACGTTGAAGTTGAAGGAGATGTAATTACTCTTAAGCGATTACATGCTGGTTATGACATTGACCAATAACAGAGGGATCTAATTAATGGAGAGTAATAGTAAAGCTGTTCTAGATGACATGATTAAATCTGTCATCAGTCGTGACGGAAAAGGAACAGCAGACACAATGCTGATTAGTTCTCACTTATCCCAAATGAAGATGTTTGGTATAAGACAGGGAGTTGAGTTTTATCCACAACAAGATAATTTTGGTACACAAAGATTTGATTTTGTTCAGCAAGTTATAAAATTTAATCAATTAGATGCAAGATTAGATGCAATATGGGATAGATTTTTAGCATATGGAAAAGGATTATTTTATATAAGACCAACTAAAAAATCTTACAGAATTTATTGGTTTAATAAAGAATCTTATAGGACATATTATTCAACTGAAGGAGAACTAGAAGAAGTAGTTATTATTTATCCATATAAGGTTAAATCATCAAAAGGTTTTGGTGGGGTTGGTTTGAATACTGATAAAAGATATATGAGATTAAGAATAACTGCTACAGAAATAGAAGAATATCATGCTGAGCAAGAAATAACTTTCGAACAAGAAAATACAAATTTTGCAACTTTTGATAAAAAAGTCGTAGAAAATACTATGGAGTTTATTCCATGTGTTGAGGTGTTTAACAATCCTGATGCTTTCGGTACAGATGGTACAGGAGAATTTGATTTCATTGCTAATCAGATAACTGCACATGATGAGATGGTAAAAAATATAAGAGCAAACTTATCATTTTTTGGTAATCCAACTCTTCTATCATCTAGACCAAAACAAGACATTGTAGAAAGCGACTCTGAAACTGCACAAAGACCAAGTATATCCAGTCAATCAGGTTTTGCTTCTAATGTTGATCTATTTAGTTCGACATATAAACAAGACCCAATAACAAGACAGCAGCCAGGATATACAGGAAGACCTGGCAGTGGAATGAGAGTTCCTAGAGTTATTGCTAATTTAGAACCATCTGACAGAGTAGGATTCATAACTCCAAATGCTGTTAGTTCTGACCAAGCAAGATTCTCAGAACAATTAAGAAGTGAGATTAGATTAGCCCTTGGAGGTATAGATGATTTAAGTATCACCAACGTAACAGCTACAGAAATTAAATCTGCTTATGGACGTGTAAGTGCAACTGCAAAGAAAAAATGTTTACAGATTTATCAGTATGGAATTTGCAAAGTTTTTGAATTAATTATTTTCCAAGAAGAACAAATTTTTAGAAAATCATTAGCATTTTCTTCAGGAATTAAATATCCTGAAATACCAGAAAA